ATGGAGTTTCAAAATGAGCAAGAACCGCTGTCTTAGACATGGTGTGGTAGATAGCCCATCTTGGAAATTCACCAAAGACGGCAACTACTGCCACCTTTGCCACAAGGCAAGCGTTTTCCAAGCCGGTATCCTGACTACCACAAGCCAAAGGATTTACCAAGACAGACTGGAAAATGAAAAGGAACTCACCCAGCCTTACATCGGCAACAAACCAAACCCTGACTTTGTTAAGAACTACCCTACCCACGCGCCGGACTACTACTCGGAAAAGGAGTTAAAAGACTTAGGAGCAAACAGGCTAAAAAGCCGGAAAGGTAAAAAGTTTAAGTATGAGCGATAAACTTTACTGGAGCATAGACAATCTAAAAAACTGGCCGGATAACCCAAGAGAAATAACCAAGCAAAGATACCAAGACTTAAAAGAATCCTTGCAGAAGGAAGGTCAGTTGATGCCTTTGTTGGCAGATACCCGCCCCGAACATTACGGTGAAACAATCGGGGGTAACATGACCCTTCGGGCTTTGGTTGATCTTGGTGTTAAAGAAATTTGGGTAGAACCAAAACTCCCGACAAGCGATGCCCACGCCTTTGAGTTAGCGGTCAAACACAATATGCGTTACGGCAGTTGGACAGAGGATTTAGTAGCCGAGCTTTCTGAAAAGTATAAACTTGAGATCGACTTGCCGAAGTTAGAGTTGGATTTAGGCAAGCCCATTGATCTACAAACCTTACTTGACAGGTACGGGCCAGAGGTAGAAGAAGACGAAGTTCCCGAAGTACCAGAGGAAGCTATATCAAAGTTAGGTGAGGTGTACCAGTTGGGTCGGCACCGCCTTGTTTGTGGCGATGCTACCAAGATAGAAGATGTAGAGAAGTTAATGGATGGGAAGAAGGCAGAATTATTAGTTACATCACCGCCTTATTGGGTAGGTAAGGAGTATGAGAAGGAACAAACCTGGGAGGAAATTCAAAGATTTATAGGTTACTCTTCAAATGTAATGGCAAAATATACAAACAACTCTGGTAGAATTGTGATAAATACAGGAACCTGTCCTGCAGGAAAGTTTTTTAATAACGTTCATAGGAGAAAGTTACTAATAGATGATTGGGGTAATTATCTAGAAACTTATGGGTGGTTAATGAGATGGTGTGGTATTTGGGTCAAAGAATCTGGTGGCGGTTTAAGTGCAGACGCAGACTCCCCAGACCCTTCGTGGGAATTTTTAGGTGTATTTTATAACCCAAATGGTAATTATAAGGGGGCAAATAAACTAGATGGTAAGTGGCCTGTGATGAGTTATTGGGATGATATTAGAGGTAAACATAGTGAGGAACACACAGCAGTTTATCCAGTAGAACTTCCAAGTAGATTTATAAGACTTTATAGCAAACAAGACGATATAGTCCTAGACCTATTTGGAGGTTCCGGTTCTACCCTAATAGCAGCAGAGCAAACCAACCGCATAAACTTTTCAATGGAGATTGATCCCAGATACGTAGATGTTATAAGAAAAAGATATGAAAACTTTATCAACAAATAAGATAGGAAGACCGACAGTTATAACTGCGGATATTATTACTAAGTTAGAAAGCATATTTAAAATAGGCGGCACCGACGAAGAAGCCATAACTTATGCTGAAATTGGCAACAGAACTTATTACGACCACCTAGAAGCTGATGAGGCTTTTCGCAGTAAAATGACAGCCGCTAAGCATTATGCTGACGTAGTTGCTAAAAATGTGGTTGTTGATGCGATAGTTAAAAATAAAGACCTATCAACGGCAAAATGGTGGTTAGAAAAGAGACAATTCAAAGACCAACCGACAACACCGGGACAGCAGTATAACCAATTCAACATCCTAAACATCAACCGAGAAGAGGCCGAGCAGTTAAGTGACAAGTTTACAAAGTTTATGTTAAACGAAAAAAATGATCTGTAGCTGTATAGGAAAACACAAATCAAGAAATCACCGCAAGAAAAAACTCCAAGCCGCTTTTAACTGGCACAAGAGATATATCGACAGCCAAGTAACAAAAAACCTTCAAGGAGTGGAATGACATCTTCCCCGCCGCAGCTCCAAACCCGCAACGCCCTTGCCTGGATAACCGAAAATCAAATCTGCAACGAAAACGGCTACCCGCTAGAGTGGAAAAATCACCGCTTTTTAATAGAGTCAATGTCCGATATGTCCCCGATCCAAGCGACAATAAAATGCAGTCAGATAGGGTGGAGCACGTTAGCAATCCTTAAAACAATCCACCTTGCGAGATTCTGGGGAGCTAACGTTATCTACACCCTCCCAACTAGAACGATAACTAAAGACTTCGTAGTGCCAAAGGTCGATAAAATAATCAGCCGCAACAAAGCGATCCAAGAGATTATCGGTGAAACAAACTCTATCAATTTAAAAAGCGTCGGGGATAGATTTATCTACTTTAGAGGGACATACGAAGAAGGCGAGGCGATAGCGATTTCAGCCAATGTTCTTATAAGAGACGAGTTCGACCGAAGTAGCCAAAATGTCCTCGAACTCTACGAAACAAGACTAGGCGACGCAAAGCGTGAGCGCCCAGACCTTGGTTTTATCTGGAGCTTCTCCAACCCTTCAACCCCAGGCTTTGGAGTCCACGATCTTTACCAACAATCAGATCAAAAGATATGGATGGTCAAATGTGCTTACTGCGGGCGGTGGCAGGAGCTTACTTGGCCCCAAAGTGTTAACTTAAAAAAAGAACGCTACGAGTGCTGGTTCTGCCACAACGAAATCCACGACCACTCAAGGAAGATGGGTAAGTGGGTGGCACAGTACCCCGAACGGACAATCTCCGGCTATCATATCAGTAAATTGATAGTGCCTTGGATCACCGCCAAGGAGATGATAACAGCGTCAGAAGGCGACACCGCAATCTTTTATAACTTCTGGCTTGGTCTGCCGTGGGTAGACCCAGATGTTCAGGTAACAAGAGAGTCAATCATCAAAGCGATAGTCCTCACCCAAAACCCCAAGACTCACGTTGTTATAGGAGTTGATAACGGCATAGAGAAACACTATGTTATCGGCAACAAATACGGAATTTTCGACTACGGTGTAACCAAAGACTGGACCGACATCGAAAACCTCCACAAACAATACGACGCAATAACGGTAATCGACGCCCTGCCGCACCCAACGTATCCCCAGCAACTTGTTAAGAAGTATCCTAACAGGGTCTTTACTCATTGGTTTTCGCCTGATACCAAGAGTATGGGCATTTGCCGTTTTGGCGAGGGTGAGGAAAGAGGTAGAGTAATAGTGGACAGAACTAGAATGTTAGACCTTGTAGCCGATAGAATTAACCGTCAGAAGATAACTTTCAATATGCCAACCCACCAGTTAGAGCCATATATATCCCACTGGGAGGCGATCTACAGAATTATAGAAGAGGATGCTAATGGCCAACCAAAACCGAAATGGATTACGCAATCTTCGAAAGCAGACCACTGGGCTTTTGCTACTGAACTTTGGGCAGTTGGGATGGAAAAGGCTAACATTTCCAACTTGCCTACTGGAGCTATCAAAACTAAAAGACAAGAGAAATTTCCTACCTCATTTGCCACGCAAAAATATGGTTTCGAAGGAGAAGTAGGCACTTTCTCTCCAGGCTACGATATGGTAAAATTAAAGCAGAGATTATCCCGACCGAAGAAGAAAAAAGCTACCGATATATTTAGGGCTATAAAACAATGAAAAAGATTTCATTATCAAAAGGCGAGTATGCCATTGTTGACGATGAAGATTTCGAATGGTTAAGTCAACAAAGATGGCATATTACTTCCAATAGATATGCTCGGAGGATTAAATGGGATGGAAAGAAAAAGAAAAACATATATTTTTATATGCACAGGGAAATTTTACAGCGCTATGGTTTTGGTATGAAAGGAAAAGAAACAGACCATATAAATAGAAACAAGTTAGACAACCGCAAAGTCAATTTTAGAATAGCTACTCATCAACAAAACGGTTTTAACTCTTCTTTAAGCAAACGTAATAAATCTGGATACAAAGGAGTTAGTTGGGATAAAGAAAGAAAAGTTTGGGCAACTTGTATAGGAATTGATAATAAATGTTTATCTTTAGGTCGTTTTATAACCCCACAAGAAGCCGCAATTGCCTACAATAATGCAGCCCTCAAATATCACGGCGAGTTCGCAAGATTAAATAACGTATAATTAAATCATAATGCGGCGTCTCTATAGCTCAACTCATATAAAGCCCGTGATCTCGGTCACTGTAGGCAAGACAAAGGGCGATGTTATGCTTTACTTAGACAATTCAACACCAGAGACTTGGAAAAGGTTTTACTGCTCAACCTGCGGTAAGGTGGCTTTTGAATATAAAGATAATCTAAACATAATCATCGCCGGTAACACCGACGAAAACGTTAAAGCACCAGTCAGAATCCAGTGCAAAAACGATAAAACAGTTTACGTTATACAAAACTAATGGCTACAGACGAATGGCAAAAACAATCACCAATAGCGGAAGAACAGAAAACAGGAATCCTCCTTGAGGATATTCTTTCCCTTGACTTAAATGAGGAAGAGCTAAACAAATCCCTTGATGCCAAGATTGCCGCCTCACGCTCCTACTACAAACAAACCCTAGACTTCTGGAAGAAAATGGAGGAAGCCGAAAACATCTGGCTTGGACACCAACTTGACGAAGAGGAGATGTACCCATGGCAACTTCCTTACGTTGACAACGTAATCTTCAGAGACATCGAGACAATTATCCCAATAGCGGTATCAAGGGTCCCCGCACCACAAGTAACACCGTCCCAAGACACGCCGGAGTCCAAACAACTGGCAAAAGACCTTGAAAAACAACTCGAGTACGGTTTCTCAATAAGACGCGAGAATATGCGCAGCAAAGTCCGAACCGCTCTCCGACACCTGCTGCTTTACCGCCTAGGGGTAATAAAATGGCTCTGGGACGAGAACAAAGGCGAAGCGGGTGATTACACTTTCAAAGTAATCCGACCAACCAAACTTTACGCCTTCGACCACACTACAGCCGAACCAAATAAACTGGACTTTGTCGTTGAACTAGTCAGCGAGTCAGCAAAACAAACCGCTAAAAAGTTCCCAAGCAAGAAAGATGAACTTTATCAAATGCTCGACATAAAACGGGACAGCGACGAAGACAAGACCTTTACTTATCAAGAGGTCCATTTTACCCATTATGGTAATAGTGGTAAACCAGTTGAAGCTCTTCTTTGGAGGCTTGACCATCTTATATTTGATAAAATGAAAGACCCAAACTGGGACTACAAAGGCGAGGAAGCAGAGATGCCGCAGCAACCTTTAATGGGTGCCGAGCAGGGCCAACAGCCCCCAGTGTTGGGCGGTCAAATGCCAACCGAGATGGGAGCGATGCAACAGCGTTTCGGGGAGCCGATGCAACCGCCAACACTACCCGCACAGGGTACAGCCCAACCTATGGGTATGCCACCGATGGGTTTAGAAGGCGGGGCGATGGCTGGCTTAGGCGGCCAAAAGGTTTACCGCAACTTCCTCGAAAACCCAGAGAAACCATACATATTTCTAAACTACTTAAATCTAGGAAAACAACTTGTCGATGACACATCACTATTGTGGCAGGGTTGGCCGATGCAACGGACATCAAACAAGCGGGGTATGCAAATCACCGAGATGGCCGACAAAGCCCAAGGGAAACTCGCTATATCAACCGACTATATTTCAGCTGAAAACGCCGAACTAATAACAGATGATCCAAACGAACACCTTATCGGTACCGGCCCAGTCCAAGCCGGTGTAACTAGATTACCAGGCCAGGCACCGGATGCTTCCCTTTTCAGCGACAAAGTCCATAACTTAACGGAAATAGACAACATGATGGGTACCCACTCAACAACTAGAGGAGA